ACAAGGATGGCTTTGTGAAGTTTAATTGACAAATCGAATTTAAGGGCATTCCTACTAGCAAATACAAAGCGTCATCAGCCGCACTACTCAACGTTAGCCCAAGCGTCCCCGGTAGAGTTATTGAGATTTCATATTTTTGCCAAGATGGGCCGGGAGATATAGAGGAGATTAAGATCGGATCGGGCGACACAACACCTGTTCCCAAATCTTGAAGAATATAAAGTCTCATCGTACTTGCAGCGCTTTCAGAAGATCCTAGGTTTCTTGCTTGAATCGTGATCGTGCAATTCTGACCGTTTAATGTATTCACATGATACGAAATAGGAAATTGATAGTATTTAAATGTTTCTGAAGAGCCAGCAACGGTGCATGTGTGATCTTCATAATACTCAGGAGTCGGGTCATTAATCAGAGTTGGAGTGTCAGATAAAGGAAATTTCTGAAAAATCAATGCCTCTGTCGCTAGCGTATTATTCTTGATAAACCGAATATCTGGCATGCGAAATCCATCGTGCTGACTAGGGCACACAACAAGATTGGTTTCAGATGACAAGTTTATATTGCCGCCATTTCTCCAGAAAACGTTGTTAGCAATATAGTTGTCTTGAGAAAGACCAGGGTTAACAGACTGGCTCGAGTTTCCCATAAAGGGAAAGTTTGCTCTCGTAATCTGATTGGTCTGAGCATAGTTCTCAATAACAATGTAATACGCTTGCTCTATAGTAAAGTCCTCTTCATCATAAGGATAAAAGAATGGAAGTGTATCCACTCCATTATCGTCACATATGGTTCCAGCCGCCGATAGAGTCAACGGATTAGGCAAAGCTATATATTCATAGCTCCCTGGTGAGCCGGTTTGATAAAACCAGTCTTTGAGTGTTGTGCGACTCGTGTCTTGATAGCAGGTCACGGTCCCTGCCGCCATAGGCTGTCCCGCTGTATCAACGAGAACATCCTGTAGAACTGGTGCTGCAACAAGCAGACTTGTGTTAATAGGCATGTCAAAATCCTTATTTAAAATGTTTTTTAATAAAATTTGGAGCGCCAACTGCGCCCAAGGCCGACCCGCCCAGCCCAAGACCGACAGATGCCGCAACACCTTGACCAACTTTTGAATTAAGAATATTTGAAATAGACTCATTAAGAAGCAAATCGGGATATTCTTTAGACATTTTCGCCATAAAAGCTTCATCCTTAATAAGGCTTGAGCTAAATTTCTCAGGGCGAATTTTGCCATCCATAAGGGAGGAAATGGATTTGCTCTCTAGATAAGGGCCAACTTCTTTTGCATACCCTTTCCTAATCTCACTATAAGACTTTGCCAAATCTCCAGCACCAGAATCCTCAAAAGCTTGAGAAATATTTCTTAGCAAGCGATTCTGCGTCTTAATAGCGTTCTCATAGCTTTTTGAACCAGGAGTCGCTTGTATCACAATTTTATTTAAATCTGCCTGAGCTTTATGAGCTTTTGCTAAAGTCGGCGCTTTGTTGAATTCAGCCAGGCTATTGCTCAGCTTGCTAAAAGAAGAGTCCTCTAAAGATGCAGCAATATTTGAATCCACTTTCTTTAAAAAAGCATTAGCCCCCGCCTGTTCGCCTTCTTGCAAAACAGTTTCAAAAGCATTGCCATAATCTGCCTTTAAAGAGTTTAATTCGCCTTTGATTTGATTGGCAATATTCTTTGAGCGTGCTTTGAGTAGGTCACCCCCTAATTGCGAGGCACCGGCAGTTAACGCGCCAAAAGCTCCGGATGCAAGCCTACGATCTTCGTCCCCTGTCACATAGCCTTCCGTCGCGCCAACAGTAGCAGCGCCAAAAGCTCTGGCAATTAAAGACGCAATCGGACTTCCGCCCATTCCAACTGCATTAATAGCGGATTGTCCAATGGGAGCTCCATATTGCCCAACATAGCCTCCTAGTAAAGCAGGGGGTACTATTCCTCCTAGGGTTTGGCCGGCGCTACGAAGGCTGGACTGGGGATTTTCTTGTTGAATCTGCATGCCGGGCACTCGGGAAAGCTGCTCTTGAGACTGACCCGAAATCATTTCCGCAGGGTTTATGGGCTGCTGGATTTGCTCAGGCTGTCTAGCCGCCTGCCATTCATCAAAATCACTATCTCCAGATATGGAGTTTTGTAAAGACCGGCTATTACCAAAACTTTCAAGAACATCCATTCCTAGATTTGCTGCGGACTTGCCCATGTTGTAAGTGCTTTGAGCGGCGCCTTCTACAAGACCGGTCCCAAGATTGCCAAGTCCAATTCCGATATTCTCAAGCATTCCTGGGCGGCGCTGACTTTGCATTTCAGATTCGCGCTGCCTTTTCTCTGTAAGAAGGTTGCGAGGCTTTACTGAGCTCTGCTGTTGTTGACGTCTCTCTTCAAGTAAATTTCTTGGCATATTACATCCCTAATTGTTCCATAAGCTGTTCAACGGTTATTCCTTCGGCTTTAGCTGTGTATTCCAAATCTGTCATGGAATATCCGCCAACGAGTCTTTTGTCGGGGTTAAGGGCATCATAGATTCTGGATTTTATGAGCTCCGGATCTATCTCTTCATCAGCCATCTTCTTTGCATCCAGATAGCTATAGCCCAATTCCCTCATATAATACGACTCAATCTGAGCCCTTTCTGAGACCATGTCATTAAGAAAAGACAAAGCTTCAACCTTACCTTTCATGGCAGAAAGCGTATCTCTACTTGTTGGCTTCATAGACTCAAGAAGGCGCTGCTCCCCCGCTCTAAAAGATCCTTTAAAATCCTTGGAAGAATTTTTAATGATGTTGTTCATGTAAGTCTCAAGCTCAGCAATCTGTTCTTTCTGCTCAAGCGTTCCAAACTTCTTGTACCAATCGAATTCTTGAGTGCCGAGAAGATCTACACTTCTGACATCTTTAAAAACTTCTGAACTAATAATGCTGGCAATAGAGTCTAAGTTTGTTCGAGTTCTTTCGGCAGAATCCACCAGATCGTCATAAGCGGCTATTCTTTTCGCATCATATTTTTTAAGGTTCATTTCCAGCGGATCGGCCTGAATACCCGTTTCAACAATCCCCAGCCCAGAAACGCCATAAAGTTTCCCATCAGAATCCTTTTGCCAGTGTACTGTCGAGGTATCACCCATCGCTTGACGCATCATTTGATATTCTCTAGGGGAATAGGGATTTTCTTTAGTTCCTTTGGTGGCCATATTTCTTTGCGCCATTGAAGGACTCATAGGCTGAGCACCCGGCATCTCTTGAGGACTCATGGACTGAGACTGAAAATCTTGCCCCTGCATCACCATCCCAGGATTGTCTTGAGGCATTTGTGAATATGGCTGCGCAAAACCCATCTGCTCACCATAGTTACTCAATTGCGAGTTTGCAAATTGCTGGCGAATCAAATCATTTCTTCTTTGCATCTCTTGAGCTTTGACTTGGTCTGCAAATCCTGCGCTATCAAGCTCCATTTGCATGGCTCTTCTGCGACCCTGGTCCATCCATCCATGAGCATTAGCCCATTCGCTTTCGCCCGCGGCCTGAGGCTTGTAATCTAAAAGTGGTAAAGCCATAGCTACGCTCCAGAATTAGGGAAGAAATATTTATAAGCCGAGTTCCCAAGAGCCTGCCCCGCTGTAGCGCCAACTGGACCACCAAAAGCCCCGCCCAAAGCTGACCCCGCCAATCCCGCAAGACTGCCAATGCCAGAACCCGCGCCATCAAGAAGAAACTTCATAATGTCTTGCCTGCGATTGTTCCGACCTTGTCTATCGGCCACCGCAAGATTGCCTCGACTCATATTCACATTCGCATTTTGGTCCGCTAAATATTGATTAGCGCCCATGCTTTGATTAAACAAGCCTTGCTGCCCTTGAAGGCCCATTTGTTGCTGGTTCAAAGCTTGCTGAACCCACTGCCTTTCGTACTGGTCGTTCACTCCAGCAGCTGTTTCCATATTCTGTCTTTGACCCATTGGAGTTCCAATCATTCCACCCGCAACAGCAGCATTATTAGACATTCTTAAGGCATCTTCTAAAGCCAGCTTATGACCAGGGGTCTGCTGATATTGCGCGCGAATGTTTTGAATATTCGCCACAGGGTCGTTTGCCATATTTGTATACTGATTTTGAAGACCAGCGCCAATATTCGACATTTGAGAATAAGGCTGCATAGTTTGCTGCGTTTCTTGATTAATCCTATCTAAATAAGGATTAGCCGCTTTGCCAGGGCTCTTAAAAGAAAACATAATGAAATTCCCCTATCATTAAAAAGTTATACATACTGAAAAGTTCTCCATGACGCAGACACAATATTTGGCGGAGTCGCGGCGTCATAAACAATAACAAATTGCTTAGATACTCTATTTGTTAAATCGAAAACTGTCTGGCCACTAATGTCAATAATTTGCGATGGCAAAGGCAGCCCAATATAAGGCGCGTAAATAGCCTCAATAGAATCTAAATCCGCCTGACTTAACCCCGGGAAAACAATGCCCTCATTCTTGAAGTTCTGCTGCAAAGCTTGGAAAAGCGCCTGGAGACCCAAAGACCATCCTATGCTTGGCTTGCCATTCTCGTCCATAAAACTGCTGTCTCTCGGCATATCGGGGAACAGCGAATTAAACCTTCTCTCATCCATATCAAATCCTTACGTTTGCTGTGCCGTCGAAGATAACGACGCGGCCTTTTGACCATATTTCAAATTTAGCAACAAAATCGTTAGCTACAAAACCGCACCAGAACTGCAGCTTATTCTTTCTTTTTCCAATAGGCCTTAAGTACTGCCCAACAGTAGTTCCGAAAGATGCGCCGCCATCCGTAGACACCGATAAATCTACTCTCGGTAAAGATAGATTCCCAAAACCCGTGTCTTCGCCGTTAGCAATCTGCTGCAAATACTTAGTTTCACCCGATTCTATAGTAAATCCAATGTCATTAATGATTCGATATTCCTGAGAAGCGTCCCTGATGTTCTGACAAATACGAGACCTGGGAATGATTCTTGTTACAACTCCATTTGGAGTGACATCATCATAAGTTGTGATCGTCGTATCTAGAGCAAACATGTATCCATTGTTTTTGGTCACGAAATAATACTGATTGTCATAGAAAGCGACTTGACTGGCTATGAAGTAGTTGCCGTTCTGATCGGACGCATTGTAAAACCTCTGTGACCTAAAGTCATAAAACAAAGAGACATTATCTGTATAGAAATTAATATGATAGAACAGGTGCCCGTCTTGCCTGTAAAGAAAAGCCCTGGAGTCTTGAGGCGCCTGCATCTTAGAGAACATATAATCAATACCGTCTGAGGACAGCTTTTGAGGCTGGCCGCCGTTAGAAGCAAGAATGACTGGCCCGGAGGATTCGTTCTTACCAAGCCATACGACCATCTCATCCATAGAGGCTACGGTCGCGGGCTGTAGACATCCGTAATCGATATCAGCCTGGTTGTTTCTTTGATAAGGAAAGAGCTGAGCGCCGGTGTTGAACCAGGATTCTGTGACTACGCTTCCCATCACTAAAATCATGTTTCCCTTTGACGGAAATCTTACTATAGCCTGCACATTATCTGGCTTCGTTTGAATGCCGCCTACAAACCCTGAAGAATTTGGCCAAGACGCCGTGTCATAACCTTCGTTCTCTAAAGAAAGCCTCCAAGTTTGGTTGCTTGTTGCAAGAATAAAATACGCTCTATGAAATGTCAGATAGCCGGGAGTAAAGTCCAAAAGCACTTTAGTGAACTTGGGGTCAGAGCCTGTTTTGCTGGGGTCATAGACATAGAGATTAGAGCCATCCGATATAGCAATTTGGGGCTTATTATTCTCAGCAATATAGACAACGCCCGAAACAGACTCGAGTGTTCCTATTCTATCTACGCTATAAAGAGTGACTTGGTCGTACTCTTGAGAGTACTGAATGTCCACAAGATATACGCCTGGCCCTTGAACAACGACTAAGCGATTGAATTTTGTGCTACTAAAGATTCCGCGGCCTTCTGTAGCATTGAAGAACTCTGATGCAGGGATGGCTTCTTTGTAGCCCGAATAAGAAACAAGAGCGCCATCGCTTTCAAAAAGATTGATGGTTTTCTCAGTAGAGATTTTGGCATAACGCCCGAAAGATGAACCGCCAACGATATTAAGCGGGATTTCTTGAAAATTGGAGCCTCTGACTATCACAAGCGCCTCCGGCCGAACTATGAATAGATTTATTATAGCTCGGAACGGATTTTGCAGCCTTTATTGCAACCGTCTTTAGAATTATTGTGTTTTTAGATTTTCAGCAATCCACTGCGGACCAAAAGTTTTTTTAAATTCTTTCAGTTCTTTTTCAGATTTCGTCGGCTTTCTATTGCTTAAAAATATATTGCTCAATCTTACAAAGTCTGATTTTCTAATGACTTTATTGTCGTAAGCGTACTCAAGCATGTACTTTGAAATAAAAACAGATTTTAAAAATTTATGCTTCTCACTCTCTAAAAAAGCCTTTTTCTCCGCGGGGGATTTTCGCTCAAACCTTTTTTTCAGTTCTTTTCTCTTGTTTATTATAATTTTATAATCATCGAGAATCCGAGTAAAATAGGGGCACCCTATAGACCGGTAATAATCTCTATATCTCGGAGGAGCGCCTGCTATCAGCATTGCTGAATCTGATTCGTTAAAATCTTCTCCTATGTCTTCTAATCTGTCCCCAAAATACTCAACAATTAAGAAATACATTTCACTTCTAAAACCTAACGAACGCCATTTTTTATGAAGAGATTCGTCAGCCAGTTTTGCTCTTTCTTCTCTTTCATATCGAATTCTAGAATAATCTCTAAAAAAAGATAGAACACTAGATTTTTCCAATTCTTTTTCTTTTGGAGATAAAGCGTTATAAAAACAGCTATAAGTTACGTTCTCTATATAATCATCGCCGCGCGCTTCAAATACACCGAGCTCCGATTTCTTAATTTTAGCCATAAAAAGTTCCTATGTTTTTAATTTCATTATTGTGTAAGACCCCTTCCTTTTGGCTATGGGGTGAATCCCTTACCAATATTCACTTGGGCCCATGTCATCCCGCCCAATCGACTTGAGTTGAGAACGCTAGCTTTAGACATAATTAAGTCAGGCGGAGACACGTACATCAGAGTCCTTTTCATTTGCTTGAGAATTTGTTGAGATTGCGGATTAAATATCACTCCGTACTCTGAGCACAAATACTCTGCAAGCGCATATCTTAAGTACTCAAGATAACTTGTCGAGTAACCCTGGTTCGCATCATTAATGAACACATATGGCACCGAACGACTAATATCTGTTAAATCTGTATCGAGCTCAACGTTAGCAAGAAATAGCTGAACCATCATTTTTAAAGTGTAGTCAGACTGCGGCTTAAAATAAAGAGCTAGAGTTCCCCCAGTTAGGTTTCTTTCAAAGTTCCAATTGAAAGGCAGGCTTGAAATGTCATCCACTCTTGCGCTTCCGTAGTACTGTCTGCGAGTTGTGCCTTGCATAGCAAAACGAACAGTCTCAAGATTAAATGTGCAAGTTTCTATAGCGCTGACATAAGGCAAGTCATAGAACTCGGTATCAGGAGTGCAATCTAAAGCAATGTAAGAATAAAAGGGCACTAAATCGGTTTCAACTTGCTTGAAGTTGAGCAGGCCATTAAGGATTTGTAGGCCATCTTGAATTTGTTCGCCGGTCGGAACTTGAAGGCCCCTGGAGACAATTCCTGAAAGATAAAGGGAGCGGGTGATAAGCTCTTGCGCTGTGTAAGCCATGATAATTCCGGAGAAAACATATGTTCTCAGTTTATCATAGTTTAAAAAACACGCATGGAAACGCTCATTGATTGCGAATTTTAGATCCTGTACCCTATCTAAGAATCTGGATTAGAAAAATACAAACCTAAAAAACACAATCAACAATATGACTATCAAAAATACTAACAAAGGAGGTCGCGATTTAATTATCAATAATATAAAAAAAGAAAAACCCTAATTTAATTATCAGCAATGTACACAAGGATAACCTCAATATGACTATATCAGAAATTTATACCGCATTTCCAGAAAGAAAAGATTGCCTGGATTTTATTCAGAGAGCTTTTCATGGAAAGTCTATGTCCTGCCCAAAATGCAAAGATGCGGAGCGGCAAATACAAATGCCTGAAAAATACCAATGCAGATCCTGTCGCTGCCAATATACAGCCTTAACAAATACTATATTCCATGGGGCAAAAGGCGAACTGCAAAAATGGTTTTTGATTGTCATGCTGATCACATCTGAATCAGGAGATAAATCAATATCTTACATTTCTGAGAAAACTGGTTTAGAAAGAAAGAATGTCAAGTCTACAATAGAAAAGATCAAGTTAATTGGCAAGGGAATCAGCATCTTAAGCCGCGCCATATTTAATAATGACCCCGAAATTGCTCAAGGGAAATTGAAAATGGCTGATCCTGGGTTGGATAAAAAGCAAAACAAGACCAAAGTTATTGATTCTAAAAGAAACACGAAAAAGCCAAAAATAGCTGCGACGATCCCTTTAGCGGCAACGCATTCCGGTGTTTTCCAGATTTTAGGCAAGGATATTCCCTGCGCTGTTCTTAAGGACGGATCGCGAATTATCATCCAAAAGTCAGTCTTTGATGCCTTCGAAAGACCAGCAAGAGGAGCTCGTTCTTCAGATAGAAAAATATTAATGCCAAGCTTTCTTGCTGCAAATAATTTATTGCCGTATATCACGGAAGATGCCAAGAAAATATTAGATCCTGTTTTCTACACAGATAAAGATGGAAACCTCAAAAAAGGCTATAAAGCCGAAATTCTTCCAGTCATGTGCGATATCTATCTTTCCGCTCGCAAAGATAAAACCTTAACTGCAGGCCAGAAAAGAATAGGCGATCTGTCAGAAATGATTGTCCGCGGACTCGCAAAAGTTGGTATTGTCGCTCTTGTCGATGAAGCCACAGGATATCAAAACGTCAGAGAAAACAACGCTTTATCAGCTCTTCTTGATAAGTATCTTAATAAAGAATTGGCGTCATGGGCTAAGAAATTCCCCGATGAATTCTATAAAGAAATGTTTAGACTTAAGAAATGGGATTGGAGTTTCAAGAAAAGACCGAAATGCGTTGGAAAGCTTACAAATGATATCGTCTATGAAAGAATCGCTCCCGAACTCGTTAAAGAGCTGGAATCCAGAAACCCTAAGGATGAAATGGGACGCAGAGCCGGCGCTCATCATCAGCTTCTTACAGTAGACCTCGGCCATCCTTCTTTATCGCAACATCTTCATGCGATTATAGGTCTCATGCGGATCAGCACAGATTGGGAACAATTCTATAATTTCCTTCAAGTGTCCTTTCCAAAAAAAACAACTAACTCCATAGACTCATTATTAACAATCGCTTAACAATCTCATAACTGCTGTTGCATTATTATGACAAAGTAGTATTGTTAATATTACTAACAAAGGAGTTATACTATGAAAAACAACGTTGAATTGCACGAAATCTCAGGCGGATGCCCCGCAGTTATCTATCCTATGACTGGCTGCGGAACTTTTATGGCCCTGCAGTATTTCGATAATCCTAACTCAACCTCCCAAGACTACGGAAGAAGCTGCGTTAGAGGCGCTATGCACGGAATGAACCCAGGGCTAGGAATCGTGGGAAAAATGGTGTCAAATCCGTATGCGAGGTACGCTGGAAACGGGCTTTATGCTGCGCTCACTCAAAGAGCTGCTAATCATCTTGTTCCTATGAGAAAGCCAGAGCCTATGACATGTCCGACAAACTGGGAACACACTGATTTTGATGGACATTCCTACGGAGGAGAATAATATGAAGTTTCTAGAAAATATGCTGGCTACTCTTTTTTCAGAAGAGTTTGTCAGGTCGATATTTATGCAGTTCGGCGTAATTCACGTCATGAAAATGATTATATGTTGGCTAGGATTCGACACGTCGTTTCTGAATCTTCAAGATGCTGTTGTTATTATCATTTCTTTTATGAATACAATGAGAACTATTGAGCTAAAAAAACAAGATCTCGATTAAGAGATCTTGCAAAACCCGGGGAACCCATGAAAATTCCTCGGGAATGTCAGAACTTGCTTTATGCAGGATAAGCGGTTTTTGGAGCCGCAGCATACCCTACTACAGAGAAGCTTACCGCATCTGATGCAGAACTTACAATATAATCAAGAGATGTGTGAGAACTTCCGTTTACACCGCACACTACTTGAACATACTGTGTTTGCGCGACATTAGCTACTAATCCTGAGATTGTCGCAACGCCTGCAGTTACAGAAGACCCTGTCGGACGAAACTGAACATAAGAACCCGCACTCGCAGGAGTGAAAGTCACAAGCAAAGTCGCAATAACGTTAGGCAGAGTCCCGAGAGGGATAGCACTGTTTAAGTCTACGCCTGTGAATGTTGTTGCATTCCCGCCTGAAAGCCCAGAAATCGCTGGAGATAAACCGTACTCTAAAGCATCTTTCATCATCTGTGGCGCGCTTGTTGCAAACACAAAGTTTGTTGAAGCATTGGTCGCTACAAATCCAATTAATCTAATAGAATCATATCCCAATGGAATGGTCGGATAAGCTTTAGCGGAAAGCGCCATAAGAGCCGCTACTGGCTGATATCCGCGGCTATCGCCAATGATATAAACAGCATATTGAGATGAGGCTGCAAGAGCGCCCTCATCAAGACCGTTAACACCATTAACTGCGCTGTTAATAAACAGCCCTTGACGATATCCAACAGGAAGCATAGCTGGATTGGTTAGCCCCTGAAGACCCTGAAAACCAACAGGCATGTCGACTCTATCGTTAGAATCGCGACACTGACCGGCGCTGACAGCGATAACTTTTGTTGACGCTACAGAAAGATTAAGACCGCTGATGTATAAATACGGCAGAGAAATAATCGCATCATTTTGAACTTGAGCATTAAACATAATGTCTTACCTTAAAATGTTGTGGAAGAAGATGTCTCTCTTGTGTATCACGCATTTGCTTTTGTGCAGGACCCTTGATTTTCAAAATATCCTGCAACAAAAGAAATTCGTGACGGCTAAGTCGCTGTTATCCCTGGCTTAATGGAACAATTATGCGCATCGCATAATCGGGCACAATCGTCGAACCATGCGTTTCGTCATAAATCATCCCTGTCTGATTCTGACCGAAGACCGAACCGTGAGTCAGACGCATAGAGACGCCAGTTTCCGGATCGTACTCATTAGCAGTGAGAAACGGTGACTGCTCAGGAAGCTTTGGCATGGCAAGATAAAGTGCATCGCCACCTAAGATACCGCCGCAACGGTGACTTGGAAGGTTTGTAAGCTGCATTCCTGCTGTAATAGGGTTGTTTAAGTTCTGTGTGCGTCCGCCGGCCCAGTTGAGAGCAGGGAGAATGCTGACAACAACATTTCCTGCAGAGTTCGCAGCGGCATCGGCAGTTACGCGGACTTGGACGTGGTTAGCACTGGTTTTGTGACCGATGAATGACAAGTAACGCATGTTCGGCTTGCCTGCAACACCGTCTTTGAACTCAAGCAAATCTCCTGACAGAACAGCAAGCGCATCAGAGGCAGTCGCTCCCGAGAGTGTTAAGCGAGTGACGTTTTGGCCGGTCGGATCGTCCACTGCAACAACAGTTAATGTGGTTCCGTTAATCCCGGTATTTCCTGAAACGTGAAGAGGCATCAAGTTGGACTGATAGTATTTAACAGCTGGACTTCCGAAATCGCCAATTTCCCAGGACATCGCAGATTCATCGTTACGACGAGGAACAAACTGATTCAGCCCGCTGCCGACGATAGAAGGAACAACAGTGTCAGGAAGGTAGAACTTAATTCCGTTCCTGACAGAGCCTAAGTTCTTGAAAAGCATAACAGCTGTTGCTAATTGCTGATAAGAACTGATAGCTGTAGAGCCGTTTCCGAAAAAGCGATAAGGGCCAGAATTCACTTGAAGAGTTCCGTCGATTTGACTGCGAACGCTAGAATCCCAGTTTTGAGCGATGTTAGCTTCGACGTTTGCAGCAAGCTCCGCAATGAAAGACTTGCCGAAAACGCGCATATAATCTTCAGCGCCTTTTTCAAGATTGAAAATACGCTCTTGAGAAGTCACAGCGAAGGAGCTGTTGTTTGACTGATCGCAAGTCAAAGTGTGCACTTCTTGAACAGCAGGCTGAAAAGACGCAACTAGACCCTGGTTGGTCACAGCGCGAGGCGGCCGATCAAAAGTCACAGTAGAACCCAAGTTCGCTTCAATATTATTAAAGTTCTTGAACTTAGTGTTCGCTGTAGCAATGTGACAGCATAAGTTTTGTAGCAGAGCAAGCAAAGAACGTTGGTACGTTTGAACTTGCTGCAAAGCATTACTAGGATAAACAGCCATTTAGAGCCCCAATTTTAATGTATTAAAATGAGGACCCCGGAACAGCTTAAGCGCGAAACATTTTCTTGTAATCCGCGACACTCAACGCTTTTCCGGAATCCAGTCCAGATGTCGAAGAGGCCTTTTGTTGTGCAAGAGGTGAGCGCGCTTGTTTTTGAGTATTCGCTTCAGAATTCGCTTTAATCGATTTCTCAAGTCGCTTTAATTCATAGATAGCGTCTTCAGGATTTTTGTCTGCCATGGTCTCAATAGCGTGAAGTTTTGCTCTGTTTTTTGCTAATTCATAAAGAACGCCTGAAGCGTTTTCTGCATGATCGGCCAACAATTGCACAACATTCGGTAACGAACCCATTCTTAAACCATGAGTCACAGCATCAAAATCTTCATAGTCTTGCTTCCCAGCTGCTATCTTTGCTTTATAAGATTCAACAACGCGTCTCGCAGATTCCGCATCAGCTTTCTCTCGCATGTCCTGCTCCCAAGCTTGACGCTGACGCATCAATTCTTCAGAAGCTAATTTGCGAACATGCTCTTCAGAGAACCCTTGCTGAACTTGCTGCTGCGGCGCCGGAGAACTCTGTTGAGCTTGACGTCTCACAGATTCTGCAGCTTCGCGCTTAGCACGCCCGACAATCTCATTTAGCTCAGATTGTGTGAAAACCCGCTCTTTCGCAGTATTATCAACAACATCCATTGCAACTTGACTACTCACATCTTCCATTTTCAAAATTCCTCTCAGCTGTTAACCCCGCCACGGTAATGCCCTGCTTATCGTTACAAGTCCCGAGCTATTACGCCGCCACGCTCATCCCCAACACTTTTAAGCGCATGGGTCTCGCTATCTGCATCGATTTTTATAAGCCTATTACTTATATTTTGAGATTAGCATAACAGTTGTATATGCACAATATTTTATGAAAGCAGGAGTGTCTATGGCCTGCTTTCAAGTCTTCTAAAGAACAGTGTAAGCAATAATGACAGTTCCGCCAAAAACTGAAGTCGTATTAACAACAGTAACCGAGCACGTTCCTGCTCCCACAACAGCTTTAAAGCAAACATCAGAATTTATTGTTGTTCCGCCGTTCATAGTTAATTGCACAACAGAGTTAGCTGTAATGTATGAGTTTGTCCAAGTGAAAGTGTAGGGCGTTGGAGCGGCTCCCGAGAGAGACTCTGTTGTAATCTTGCCCACTTGGCCATTGCAAGTCACAGCATTTGAAACCACACTGGCGTCAGCTCTGACCGTGCTTTGAATTGTTCCGTTCGTGTCTGTAAAAGCTGCGAACGTGTTAACTGTTGTCGCCGCAGCCGCCATAACCACACGAGTCTTTGTAGCGTCCGACGCTGCAAATCCGGCATCTTCAATTTGCCCTGACGTGCCGACAAAGTTAGCAAAGTTGCCGTTAAAAACGGGGAGAACGACTTCGCCCGGGTTAGCCCATGAAGTAAGTGTAATCTCACCTGTACCGCTAAAGGATATAGTGAACACACCATAGACTCCACTCTGCGACTGTAAATCGAAATCATAGAAAGCCTGGATAATATCTGTTGAAGAAAGAGCTGCGCCGTCTAAGCCGGCCTTGTTGAGATAGCCGGGGGTTGTAACTTCAGAGAGACTATCCCCAAAAATAGCAAAGCGCTGATTTGGCGCGACGCCGACAGTTCCGGGCAGTTGAATCGGCATTTGATAAACGTTTGACATGATATTCCTTTATTAAATAGAGCAGTTATTTGTGCATGAGCTTCTCTTTATCGTCAGCAATCTTATTGAGTTTGTTTGCGAAAGCGCGCACTTCGTCAATGAGAATTGCGTCGATAAAGTCGGGAGATAAGTCAAAAGCTTTGTTGAGAGCTTGCATAAAAGCATCGACTGCTGCAGATAGTATGATTCTCATTGATTGCTCCCGGGCTTGTTGTGTTTCTGATCGTACACAGAGCGATAAAGCTCAACTCTCTGCTCCATAGTCGCTCCGTCCATTTGACGCCGAACTTGTCTCTCAATGTCAGCACTCGTTGCTTTATGCTGCTTTTTTAGCTCAGAAATTGGAGTATTCTGTAAGTCATAATAGCTAATCTTTTTCATGATTAATCCCCTTTAATGATGTTTTGTGATGCCAGCGTTGTAATATGCTTCATGACATCATGATGCAATCTGTCTCTTTCATGATTATGTCTCTTGTTCATGTCAATCATTGCAACATGAGAATTTCTCTCTTTAGAGCGCTTATCGATAAGAGCTTTAGCTAACTCGAGCTCAAAAGACTCTTCAGTGAGTTCTGCATTAAGCAGCATCTTCTCTTTTTCAAGTTCAAGCTTAGCGACATCGATAGCAAACTCTTGCTCGTTTTTCTGTGCATCAAGAGCGAGTTTCTGTCTGTCTGTTTCTGCTCTGATATGAGCCGGAGTATTAGAAGCTTCTTGCTGAGCCATTTGCATCGCTTGTTGCTGCTGCTGTTGTTGCTCTTCAGTCCACTCTTTCACGAGGTCTTTAAGTTCTTCAACGCCTTTTCCGTCCATGTTGTCGAGAACAAAGTGCAGACCTTTCGAGTTAATGAAGCTCGCAAACTCTTGAGACATTCCCATAAGCTCTTTGACCATGTTGATTGTTCTAGACTTCTGAACTTGAAAGCTTGCGCCCGCTTTGAGAGAAACATTGAGCACATTTGCATCAAAGTTCATGTCCATGCCGCCCTGCTGATTCACTTTCACGAATTGCCTTTTCCCTTCGGGGGTTTTGAAAGGCAGAGTCGTCGGCGTCACAATATATTTTGGCATTAAGTTCACATAAATCTGAGCTAGCCTTTGCATGCCCTGAAGACAGCCAACAATATAAGGCATAGCTGTCGCATTTGACTGACTCGCAGCTTCGACAATAGCTATCCCCGAAAGTTGATTATTATTGATTCCGAGCGATGCATCGTAAGAGCCCAGAACGTTCTGAATTGTGCTATCTGAGCCTGCGAAAGCGGCTTGAATTTCTGGCGGCGGCGGAACGCGCATGATTTCACGAACCGGGTTCGCAATCGGCATATCGGGATTGTCTTTAGCAAAAGAGTTATAGACAAGAACAGACGCTTGCTGCACGTTCTTATAAGCATCAAGAAAAGACTCCTCTTCTGGGAGCGCTTCTTTAGCGACCATAAATTTATGCTGTACAGTATTCTCAATTTCATTTGCAAGAGAGTTTCCGGCGTAGTTTTTGAGTCGTTGGGCGCCTTTTGCATGATAAACGTAGGGCCTAGTCACTTGCTTAACATTAGAGCCAGAATTATTTGCAAGCATAATCGAGTGCCCATCAACAAAGACAATCGGAAGCATTTCAAAGTCTGT